CAGAAGCCATTGGAGTTTCAGTCCACACTCTGTATTCGTGGCGACGGATTAAGTTTTTAGAGATGGACTCTGACGGCCAAGTTGAGGTAGCCCATGCTCTTAAAATTAAAGCTTTTATGAGGAAATGGAAAAGAAGCAACAATCAAAAAGGGAAGATGCCAGCACTGTTCAGGGGCGGTATTAATAACTATTCAGAATCAGTTTTAAGAAAGATTAAAGAAGACCTAAAACCCTTGTAGATACAGGGGTCTTTTTCTGTTTTTAAATAGGGAAAGTGTTGCCGTCTCTCTCCACGCGCCGTTTTTTGTCCGGCATACTGTTATCGTAACCTTTCTAATTTAGGAGATAACAATGTTAATGACCAAAGAATTTTGGACTTCCACCCTCGAAAGAGCAATTAAAACTTTCGCTCAGACCCTACTCGCGTTGGTAGGAACGGATGCAGTTGGCGTACTTAACGTCGACATCACCCAATCCATCCTTGCCTCCATCGCCGCAGCAGGTATCTCAGTTCTTACGTCTATCTCGACGCCTAAGACTGTTACTCACACCAAAAAGTAAGAGCGACCTAGACAGCGAAGTGAGCGTCGGACGTCAGGGAGAGATAGACGTCACCACCCACACCCCCACTTCGCGCAGACGAGACGGGTCGACTAGACTCTCCCCGATGTCGGCTCGTCTCCTTAAACTTTAGAACTACTATAGAAAGACACCGACTTAGAAATGTCAGACTCTAACCCCTTAGACCTAACGTCAGCGTTTGGAGCTAAGGACGTTTTACCCGACATTCAAATTGACACCCCTATTGACTTACGTCCAGACCTAAGTTCTTACGGTATCGAAGAAACCGATAAAGGCATTTGCCAAGATACGTTTGAAAATCGGCAAGCCCTAAGACGCGCCCGCCTTAATTGGATTCCTGTTTACGCAATCAACGGTGTTCCAACGGGATTGATTCAAGCTCTGTCTAAGGAGATGCAGACTCAACAACGTTTACTGTCTTTAGCCGAAAAATCTATTATACTTGAAGACGCTCAAAATAAAAACTCAAACTACTTAACGGGCTTCGACCTTCTTGCTGAAGAAGCAGCGGATGCAATGGTTCCACCTTGGGTCTTAGGTGCAACTAAGGTTTGGATGAAGGAGCAAAACGAAGGTCTAAAGGTTGGACGTAAACCTTCCCCCCTACCTCACCGATGCAAAGCTATCAAGGACGACGGCGTGCGTTGCCAATTATGGACCGGGGGACGTCCACAAGATGACGGTTTGTGCCGTGTTCATTTAGGTTCCCTCCGTAATAAGACAACGGACTCAGTCGAACGCGCTCGCGACCGTTTGACTCAAGCCACTCCTGCAGCGGTTGACGTTTTAGAGCAGTTAATGGATTCCGCTGAGAGCGAACCTGTTAAGCTGAAAGCAGCAACGGAGATACTTGACCGTGCAGGAGTTAGAGCAGGGTTTGACATTAACTCAGATGTTACTATAGACATCCGACCTGCAGCGTCCGTAATTCAGGAACGTCTGCAACGGCTAGCTACCAGTGTGTTAGAGTCAGCAGAGCAACCGATTGACGCAGAAGTTGTAGAAGAGTCTGAAGAAAAAAAAGAAACGGTTGACAAAAGTGCCTCTGAGTGATATCATTGCAGCAGCTAGAGAACATTCAGAACGTTTGCACTCTGACATTAAGCTAAGCTCTACCCGCATCGAGCACGTACGGGTAACGGCCCGCGCTAACGAAGCAGCAAACTTACTGCAAGCTCTAGAAAATTTAGCGGGAGAAAATGACAACGGAATCGAATCTCAAGGATAGCTTTGTTGCGAGCGCCGAAAACTATTTAGGTTATACGGCCCGCGCTGACGGAACCAATGTTTTTGGGGAGACGGTTGGTTATAGCGGTAAAGGCCTGCCGTGGGACGGTGCCTTCATTGACGTTGTTTCTAGGGAAGTCGGCCTGCCACTACCCGCGTTTGTATATACCCCCCAAGCTCTTAGTCACTACATAAGCAACGGACGCTTCTACTTAGTTCCGAAACGGGGAGACATTGCATTCTTTGAGACGTCTACGGTAACGGACTTCGGACCTCCACACGTTGGTATAGTAACGGACGTCTCGCGCTTTGCAACGGACGGTATCTTCTCTACTATAGAAGCTCAAGTTAACCACGGCCTGCCTAGAGGGAGCTCATTAAATGACGGGGTATATAGACGTTCACGAAGTAAACTCGAAACAATAGGGTTTGCGCGTCCCAACTTTAGATTAACGGCCCGCCATAGCGAGGATTTAAATACATCAACGGTGCCCGCAATCGTTCCTGCCCAAGTAAAGCCGAACATGAAGCATCCGAGTGTCGAGCTTGTACAGCTCGCGTTATCTGTAGTGACGGGTGTTAGTAAGCTCCAGCGAGGAACATTTGATAATAAGACTCGTAGCGCTTACGCTAAGTTCCAACGGAGCATCGGATACGTTCCCGCGGACGGGGTTCCAGAAATCAATAGCTTACAACGGTTAGCGAAGGAAACGGGTCTGTTCAGGGTAGGAGATTAATTTGCATTTTTCTGCCTAACGTGCTAGACTAGCTTTGCTACTGCGTTATGTTGCGTTCCGTTGTAGTGCCTCTTCTAATCAAAAGTCCCCATCCTCCTAGGCGAGGGTGGGGATTTTCTTTACCCTGCCGTACTGCCCAGGTCGCCCGTACTGCCCAGGGCGATGACTTCTCAATAAGGTTAGTGAGAAGTTACGAAGGAGGCGGACGACTCGCAAGACCACAATAGAGTTGACATTAAGGTTAGCCTTTGGTAGGTTCAAATAGCTATATAACTAACAAGGGAGATATTTTGGCAAGAGGCAAAAATAAAGCTATAGCGGAACGCCGTAATCAAGCTATGTCCGAGATTCAGAGTATAGAGTCCCAGCGCATACAAATTCGCAATCTAAACGCTACTATAGAAGAGCTGAGGGAAGAGATTCGCACAAAGGACGCTCTTCATAAGGAGTCAATCAATAAGTTGAGCGCTCAGCTAAAGCACAAGACTTCGGACTTAGTAGAAGAGCTACAAGCGCGGTCGTCTTACTTGCTTCTAGAGCTAGGTAAAACAAACAGCACCCTAGACAAGATACAAAACAGTTGGAGTAAAGCATTTATTAACCTAAGAACTCACTTCATGCACTCTCACAAGATGAGCGCACTAGAAGCAATCGAAAATTCCACTCAGCTATTAGGTGATGACCCGAGTGAATCGATTACCGTAATTGCCGAAATAGCTTCTGGAGTGAAGAACCTAACCACCGAGAGAGCTAGAGCTTTGCAAAAGGTAAGAGGACTACGTTAATGAAACTACAACATCGAGTCCCCGACTTCTCTCGGAATATGACCGGCAAGCTAGACCCTGACTACGAGCGTGAGGTAGAAAGAAGCACCGTAAAACTAGAAGTTGCTTACGCTAAAGCTCAGAGGCGACTAGAAGCCGTCCAGAAAAGAAAAGAGCGAGCAGAGCAAAAGCTTTTAACTCTAAAAACAAAAAAATCAAGAGTAGCCACAGAAAAAGAACTAAAGAAGCTTTTAGCCGAGTTTATAGTCAGAGAAGAAGAACTGAAAACTATAGAAGAAATGATGACTTACACGCCGTCAAGCTCTAAAAATCGCGGTACAAAATCTTTTAGACCTGTCCCCACAAGATAATTTGCGACGGGTCAACTTCTCAATAAGCTAATCTCAGTTGCTGCAGGTTTGCTGCAGGTTCTCATCGAGAATGATGAGAGCAGCGGATTTTTTGAACTTCTCAATAACTTAATGCGAAGTTGTCCGGGCCCACAGTTGATGAGAACCGGGACGCGAGGGGTCAACTTTTCAATAAGATAATCAAAAGTTACGAAGGGGCGGACGACTGGGGAAATTTACACGGAAAGACACGAAGAATCTCGATTTGACTTTCTAGACCCCCCGTGATAGAATAGAACAGTTACAAACGTAACAAACCACTTTGCTGAGTTTGATACGGGTGTACGACCATGGACCCCGCCTCCAGTTGCGATGCTAGCGGCGGGGCCCACTAAAAATTAAGGACGAATGATGAAACTAAAAAACTTTGCGAGCGCAACGCTTGCTGTAGTTCTAGCTTTGGGAATGGCTCAGCCATCTTCTGCGCAAGAATACGTACCACCGCCTGAGGCCTTCCAAGGAGTTGGCGGCTGGGCAGTTGTTGATGGCAATGGAAACGTTTATGGCGTTATCGTTGGCGACTTCAACGAACAGGTTTGGGAAGAAGTAAAGAACACTAGGACCGTTGATGGCTATATGGGTTGCCCCGCGCCTTGTGGCTTAAGATTCCAAACTCGCGCAACAGCTGATGGAAACGTTGCTGGTTGGCACGGCACGCAAACTAACGTCGACTCCGACGGGAATGCGTCTCAAACCAATGACGGAAGTGTTCGCTATGACGACTCGTCCGGTAACTTTGAAATAGTAACTGATGACGGCAATGGAGTAACTACAGTTCAGACTCTGATTCCAGAAAAGACGTCTAGAAACGCAGACGGCACTGGAACCAGTATAGACTTGAGCACGGGCATAGTCAACATCAAAAGGTCAAAAGTAATTACTTCAAATCCAGACTTGGTGTCAGCTCAAGTAGATACTTACAGAGAAAACTTAGTGGACCCCACTACCGATGTTGAAGTCTACCTTTCACCCTTCGGCAAGTTTGACCCGCCACTACGGTACGTGTTTGATGGAAACGATGAAGCGTTCACAAGCGAAATCGAAAGTAGTTTTATTTCTGTACTTATCGGCATGGGTCTAAGCACTACCGTTACATCAGTTGATGAAGAGACGGGCGAGGAAACCTCAACGGAAGTAATAGACGAATCGAACCCGATTGTTCAAGCGGTGCTTGATGTTGGAAGAGGAATTGTAAACTTTATTACTTCCTTGTTTGGAATTTAGTATTGATAAGACGGCTTGCGCTCGCAGTGGTGTTGGTGCTCGCCCTAACCGTAACTCCAACGGTGACGGCGAGCGCTAATACGCACTCCCCCTCAACCGCTGAGCTAAAAGCTTATGCAAAAGAGTACGTCTTGATGCAGGTTCGAATAAGCATAAAAAGCACAGAAGGCCCGCGCCAGTGGAAATGTTTCGAACGGGTAATCAATTACGAGTCTCGCTGGAACCCTAAAGCCGAGAACGGTATCTACTACGGGCTAGGACAGTTAGCTGGTTCTAAACAAAAACATAACGGCAAGCCTTACGAGCAGGTACGTGCTACGTGGAAGTACATGGTGCATCGGTACGGGGACAGAGCATGTGGAGCACTTGACCACATAAATTGGATTGGGTGGTACTGAGGTATTTTCTAAAATAACTCAGTAACGGGTGCCTTATGCTATAACTATGAAGCACATAGAAATCCACGTAATGCGAACCCCTGAAGACGCCGAGCTCGCTCAGCTAGCGGGACTTATAGAGCTGGAAGAGCAGGAACACTGCGACCACTGCATTGAGCTTGTTGCATTCAACGGGTATGGCGAGTTCGACGCCTGCGCCGTAGTTCTTGATGAAGACACTGTCTTCCTCCTTTGCGTTGGCTGCCTTTCCCCAATTCTTGGGGACCCTTACACGGAAGAATAAGAAATATCCGACACGCGGTCGATTTGACAAATGTCAGTGGGGTGTGGTATAATAGAACTAATGAAAGGAAATCAAATGACAATGGACGACCTAATGGCCCAGATTCTAGAAATTCTTCCAAACGCCGAATTTATGGAAGACAGAGATTCAGACGAGATTGTTATCTCAACTGGTCTTGTTGATACAGGCACTGAGCTAAAGCCACTACCAGAGCAAAACTAAAACACGCCATGGCCCACTGATTCAGAAATGTCAGTGGGTCATGGTATAATAGAACTAACAGAAAGGGAAAACAAATGATAGACACTTTTGAATTATTGGAATACACAAAGGAAGCAAAGGGAATCGCGTTCGACACTTGCCACAAGATTTATATTTTGATGGACGATGAACAGATGAACTTGATGAAGGAATACGAGTACGACCCACTAATCAGTTCTGAAGATATGGACGCTGAGGAAATGGCAAATACAGTTCTGAGCTGGTACAAAGAATCTTGTGGTTTGAAATTTATTCAAGCTGTATCAACAACCACCAACCCTAACGATGGTTATGTTGATGTTGTTGCGCAGTTTGAAGATAACGAAAACTATTGGGATGAAGATGGCGAAGACGATGACGAAGAAGAAGAAGACTAAACACGATTTGACTTTGTCAGTGGTTCGTGTTATAATATAAATAACGAAAGGGAGATAATGAAAACAAAATCAAGAATTACAAACAGCAAGCACGCTGAGTACGCCGAGCTGTTCGAAGAACTAAAAAGCGTTTCACGCGAAGCGCTCGCCGAAGCTCCAGCTCCGACTCCAATCATTGTTGGTTCGCCTTCAACGCCACTTGGAAATGACGTTGACCCTAACCAGCAAACTTGGTATCACGCTGATGGTGTGTTTGGTTTTGCAACTGTTGTTCTCGAAAGTGGGCGCTCTGGTTTTGCTCAGTGGCTGCTGGCAAAAAATCTTGGCAACAAGTGGTGGTCTGCTGGCAGAACTAAGGGCGTTGGTATTTACGCTTTCTCTCGCTATGGGTTTGCTGACGCTCGCCACAGCTACGAGCGCAATCGCTTTATCGCAACTCGCATGGCGAACTACTTGCGTGGCAAAGGTTATGAATGTTGGGTGGACGCTCGCGTTGACTAACGCGGGCGACACGCCACCAAACACGATTTGACTTTTAGATAAGACTATGGTATAATAGAATTACACAAACAGAAAGGGAAACAAAATGCACGTATTGCAGTATGTAGCAGTAAAAGCAAACAATAGCGATGAAGCTATGACTTTAGTTGAGAGTGGTCTTCAAGAAGAGCTGAACGCTAATTCTTGGTTCGATTGGTTTGTAGTTGGTGGTGGAAGATTTGTTGATGGCGACCCATACCAGAGTTCACCTAACCACATCGTTAGCTTTGCTGACGACAGACAGAAGTTCTCTGACAAGCTACACGAAGCTATCAACAGCAGAGTTAGTGAGTTCAATTTTTACAGAGATACCTTCAACAAAAAAGGTGTTGATTTAGAATCAAAGCTTGATAGCTACACTGGTCAAATGCAGTATGACTTTGACTTGTTCCCAATAGCAAGGATGATTGATATGTTGCAGGGAACTTGGAATTCAGATTCTTTCTTCTTTGACATTACAAATCAAAGCACGAACATCGAGCACATGGAAGAAACCTTAGGCGACAGCTGGTATTTAGTTCCAGTGGACTTCCACTTCTAAGCTCTAGCGTGCGGGGGGCGCAAGTCCCCCGACACGCTGGTCAAAATGGATTTGACAAATTCAAACAAAACTGGTAAACTAGTTATAACAACGAAAGGAAAAAATGGAAAAGAATAGAACTCCAATAGGCAAGGCACTTTACCTTGAACTGCGCAAAGGCACTGGCGCTTACCAAATGGTTTTTGTACCCGGGTACAGAGACCCACGAGATGGCGAGCGCAA